AACATTAACATGTATAACTCTTCCATCATCTTCTCCTTCGCAGACAAGTGCGCCTAACTTACCAACGTTCTTGCCTGTACCTTCTTCTATATCTATCACTTTAAGTGTGACTTCAATAAAAGGCTTCTGCTTAAGCCAGTTAACAGTACGCTTGCACTCATAAGGAGTATAAGGATCCTTGATCATAATGCCTTCGTACCCGCCTTTAATAGCGTCGCTGTTAATCTTATTAAACTTAACTCGTCCTTCATCAGAATCCAAATCAACTGTCTCACTGTGTAGACATTTTACATTTGGCATCTTAGCTTTGATAATAAATTCTTGCAGACTCTTGCTGCGATATTCCTGCTTAATATTGCAACGTCCCAATTGAAATTCTTCCAATGCAAGCCAATCAAACAAAAACAAATTGGCATCAGTTGCCTGCACATTGCTCTTACGATGTACCTGCCGCATAAGATCCTGGAAGCTGCTACTCATAATCTCGCCATCAAACACCATCGGTTCAGAAAGCTTCTTTGCGATTGTGGCAAACTGCTCACGAACATGTGGAAAGTTTGCCAGCTCCTTACCATTGCGACTGAACTGATCAACACGACCATCTGGATAAACAACTGTGATAACACGAACACCGTCTAGTTTGACTTCAATCATCTTAAGACCAGCGACCTTGCTTTCATGATTAGCTCCATCATGAGCAAGCTGACATTCAAAGATTGGAATGGCATAATTAGGCTTACTGGCTTTCTTAGTTGCCTTGTTAACAGTTGTCTCACTGAATCCAGCTCGCATATCCTTAATAAGGATCTTACGATACCATCCATTCCACTGTGCTACACTAGACTTATTCATTGCGGCTTCGATAGCGTCACGAGCATCATGCCCTGTGAGTTCACGCAATTCCAACTTGTTGGCAAGGTCATAAAACTCTTCCCAATCCAAATTCTGTCCACTCTGCGGATTCATATGCTCGGGAATCTGTTTAACACCAAAAGTAATCATAGGATCATAGCACATCCTAAGTCCAGCAAAAAGCTCATCATTGTCAGCAGTTGCTTCGCGGACTAGTACAGCTTCCTTATGCAACTTGCTGTTATCATTGGAAATTTCGTCAATAATCTTGAACATTTTTAGCTCCATTTAGTGCTACAAATACGATAATAGCACATTATACGGCTGTGTCAAGCTAATGTTTAATGTAACTATATCCGTTACATGGAGGAGTTAAGCATTGGATACTCATACTTGCTGCATCAGCAGTATTTAGATTATCTTGTATTACAGTAGCAACAATTCCACTTCCACTTAGATTTAGATTAAATGATTTATTTGCAGAACCACTTTGCATAATGCTTGCTGTATTATTGCTATTGGTAGTAGTTGGATCTAAATTAATTGCAGCAATATGGTTACCTGATCCAGTTTGTACTATATTCAATGAGTTATTATTGTTATTTGTATTTGGAAAGACAAACTGATTGTTATTAACAGGCCCGGATTTATCAGGTACAGTACCTATAAATGCTTGTTGATTCCCACTATCCTGTTGAAATACACTAATAGTATTATTGTCGCCTCCATTTAATATTGTTATGCTTTTATTAGTTGAGCCATTTTGATCAATGTAAACTGTATTATTATTACCAATTTGATCTATATAAACACTATTACTTGAAGCTGTTGCAACACCACCTGATGAAGAAACAATGGGAGAAATTAATATTGATTGAGCATATAGCGGTGTTGCTAATAATAATAGTATAACATATCTCATTTTATCTACTTTGGTTGATGTTAATATTTGTTCCGTTGTTGTTATTAATAGTTTGCTTGATAGTTACTCCATCTTGTATCAGTGTTAAATTTGCAGGAGTATCTTTATCAACTGTGACAACTGCAACATGACTTGGGGCAAATCTATAAAGTGTTAAATTTGTATCAACAAGCATATATTTTAATCCCGCTGCTTTATTTGGAGGATAATGTGGTAGCATTTGATTAAAACTACTTAGTTCACTTTCTAATAACTGACTATTCAATAGGTCTAACATATTGGCTAAAAAACCAGAATCTTCTAACATGTTCAAATCTAGAAAACTCTGTTGTGTTAGAAATGCATCATCTAATCCAGTAAAAGCAAAGAAGTTAACATCAAGAAAATTAACATCCAGTGCAGTTTTGTTAGCAGCAGTTGTTGTTTTAACTTCTTTAACTTCTTTAGGTGGTGAAACAATTAATAAATTGTTTATTTGATCAGGGTTAAGATTTAATATAACGGGTTTAGCAGGTTTTTGATCACGAGTATTAACTGTTGTTGCTTGGAACGCTTTGTTCAGCGTAACTGTTCCCATGTTAGTCTGCACATATATTTCGCCAACAGTACAGTCTTTTTCGATGTTGCTTACTTTATATCCCATTGGACAACTGGGCAATAGTACAACAAGACTGCGCCCAGTTTCATCCACTGTAGCTGTAAAATCAGTTCCTCTAACACCAATTGTAGCAGTTGGTGTATCAATTCTAATTGTATCAGGAGTATGTTTGGCAATTTGCCCACTGGCAAATCTAGCGGTGCCCAGTGCCATTTTTAATCCCAATTTACCCGCATCTGTTTTAGTACTATCATAAACAAAATCATCTATTAGAAGTTTACTTTGTTCTGTAATTTCAACTAAACTATCATCTTTAAAAGTAATTCTTGTTTTACTCTTTGCAGTGACCACAGTGTCATTTGATTCAATAGCACTATGCACATCGCTGGGTATAGATTTCTTATCTCGCTGAATCTCAGTCGGTCCGCTTTGCTCTGTTATTGTTCCGATTGTATCTGCAATAGCATTAGTTTCCGCTATGAACAGTGATATTATTATTAGAACCATTACTATGAATTTGAACATTACTATCTACCGTCCCTGTTTGAGTTACCATAATAGTATTGCTCGAGCTTGCTCCTGTTAGATCAATATTTGCAATAAAGCCGTTTAATCCAGCAGGCCCGGATTGTGTAATATTAAATGTATTGCTATTACTGCCGGCTTCTGTTGTAATAGTGCTTATAGCACCCAAGAGATTATTTGACGTATTGCTAATTGTGGCAGTATTGGTGCTACCTTTAACATCAATTGTTGCAGTAGTTTTATAACCTGCTGTTATTAGAAGTGCATTGTTATCGCCGGTTGCATTAGCAATAATATTCGCGTGATCGCAAGAGCTTGCGCCTGGGCCAGATGCTCCGCCGGGCGAATTACCGTTACCACAGTTTAAAGTAACACTATTTGTATTACCAACTACATTACTTGATAAACTAGCACTATCGCCGTGTATAGTAAAGTCGCCAATATTACCCATACCAATTTGTTGTATGGATATAGTTTGGCTGTTACCTTCAAAAGAATTGCTCTTTAGGCTATCACCAGCAGCATTGCCAGGTCCTGCTTGAACTACATTGATAGTACTATTACTTCCGATTTGTTCCATGTAAACGGTGTTCAAACCAGATTGAGCATATGACAAATTGGCATAGATACTCATAATGCCTAGGACAAACAGTCCTATAATTTTCTTACTCATTTAATTCACCCCACTACATGGGATAGAATCGATGCCGTTTGCTTAGCTTTTCTTCTTACTTGTTGACGCAAACTTCCAGAGCTTCTTATTGACTCCTTGTCTTATTAAATCTACAACTGCTGCTTCTGTTGCCACTCTAACAGCATAAGTTGTCGGTTCATTAACATTCATGCCACCTTCTAGTTGTAGACTCATTGTACCTTGATCAAGAAATTTCATGACCGTACTATTTACCGCTGTGCTTANTATNGTTTTNGTTGCACCTGCACTTATAAGCACTTCGCCTGAATTAACAGATATTAAACGCATTACAACAGTAACAACATCTGTTCTATATGAAGCATTTGCTCCAATTCCTAAAAGTGCAGCACCAGCACCGCCCGATCCACTATTAGTATCATAGCCAACAATGCCGCCTTCTAGTAGAATACCAGCTACTAACATAGGTGCCAGTGGTTTGGCATCCTTACCTTCGTATGTTTC